CATGTGCATGTGCTTCCCTACCAAGCTCACTGTTAGGTAAATCATCTATCTCTAGAGAGAATCCCACCTTGAATGCTCCTGAGTGGTCTAGTGCATTAAGCATAACGTCTAACCAGTCATCAGGAACTCCATTATATATACAGTCACTATCTGCTACAATGAAGTAGTTTTTTCTAAAATGTTTGTATTTTGGGTGCCAACATGAATATGGCCCTTCATTACCACAGTAGATAATATCTTCTGGTATAGTTTTATACCATTCTAATAAGGGAGGGTATGTAGATCCTTGATCAAGTATATGTATCTTGACTCTTTGTTCTTTACGTAGGAATTCTACAGTGTTCTTGGTTGTCTCTAGAAGATTTCTATTAACTAGAAGTAAATGAATTTGAGACATAATCTTTTAACATTTGTGCGTAGTCTTTCTTCCACTTAGGACTAAGATGTACACGTCCTGTAGGAATCACACCTTGTCTTCTAAGCTTCTCTATATGTGCTGAGTGTCTTTCTATAATGTTAGGTCTGCTACCATCATCTGTGCCCATACCTGACTGGTGATATCCTCTACCACCCCACATATAAAACCAAGAAGCTTGATCTGGTGGCATCTTTACATTAAGTTTACCTCCTAGTGCATGTATTCTATTTGTAAGTGTCATATCTCCACCAGCATTTTCTAGTGGACTTCTACCTATTCTTTCCCATACATCTTTACTATACACTATACCTGAGTTACCTACACCACTTATAGACGTAATGGATGGTTCATTATAGAACACACCTGTTTCCCAGTGTATAATGTTAGTGTCTGGCTGCCAGTGTTTAGCTATGTTCTGAAGATGATTAGACATAGCTACATCATCATCGTCCCAAACAGCAATAAGCTCCCCTTTACATCGCTCAATAGCATAGTTCTCTTTCTCTCCTATCAAAGGAAATGTACTATCCAGATTGTAAATGGTCACCTGAGGATGATCATAGACTAATTCTTGCTCAGGATAATCATTCACTATAACTAATTCACACTTATCTTTAGGATAGTCCTGTATGAGAAAGCTATACAGTGCTTCTTCTAGTGTATCCACTCGTCCGTATGTGATACACTTACACGATATAAAAGGGAGGGAGCTCATTACCAAACGTGTATTACGTCAAATGGGGACACAAGTAGTACATCTTTATCATCAGATAAAGGAATCACCATAGCATCTTTTAGTTTGCCTGGATCTGCAAGTATAACATCACCTGCTTTAATGTTAGTTACTAGGTCTCCTACATCAAATACAGTGAGCTTAGACATTCTCTTTAGCATTTCACGCTGCAGAGCTTCTTTGGTGTTTTCATCAACAATTAATTTAGTCTCTTCCTTCTTAGGAATCTCTACATAGATGCGGTTTCCAAGAAGTTTTTTGTATGGTTTTTTAGCCATTGTTCTCAATATTTGTTAGTTTTCTAAATCGTTCTATATCTTCTCCATATAGATAGGCTTCTGTCTGGTATACATCTACCTTCTTCTTTGTACCAATCACCTTGTTGTTCTTAGGATTGATGTTAGGTACTTCTGTAATACGCTCATGCATGTCATCTAATAACACAACAATTGAGTCATCATTCATCTGAACGCTACGAATTACTTTGTTAAGATTGATGCTGTCCGTGTACTCTTTGTACTCTACAGGATCTGTTCCCTGTACAGCTTCTTTACGAGTGTAAAAGAATTGGTTTTTCATATGTTTAGTTTATATTTATCAATTAGATACTCTCGTATCTCATTTATTTTTTCATATCTATAGATGTCACTTTCTACATTAGCGTGCTCATCAGCTGTCAAAAGTATGATATTTTCTTTAAGATTCCTAAATTGTGGGTACTTACTTTTAGGAAGTATGTGATGAAAATACAAACTTAGCGCCTCCTTACCTAGATATGCACCACTAACTTCAGACTTGTGAGGTCTTTCTTTCCAAACCTCTTTGAATATTATATGGTCTGTGTTTGGTTGGGATTTACCAACACTAACTGTAGGTTTGGTAGCTAGTGTTGGCTTTTTAAATCCCCTGTTGCCAGACAGTTGTTTTCTAGGCTTATGTTTGAAGCAGTATTCAGACTCTGAATTTGCTCCACACACTATACATTTCATAACTCAGGTATATCAAATAGATCTGGTGTAAGCTCTTCAGGCGCTACCACTTCAATAGTTTTAGCCTGCTCATAGTTCACAACTTCACTTTTTTTTTCTTCCTCTTCTACACCACGAATAGCGTTTACAATTGTAGTCTTTAGTTTATCAAAGAACTCAACATCTTCTAGTATCATCTGCTTGAACTCCTCTAGGTCATATTTTACATCATCAAATGTATATGTCTTACCATACTTACGACCTAATCCAAACTCATGCAGCAGCTGTAAAGTTTCACCCACCTTATCAATACCTACACCATACACAATCTCAAACTCTGATTTCTTGTATGGAGGACTCATCTTGTTCTTGGTAGCTTTCACTCTTGTGATGTTACCATACACTTCTTGTCCTTCTTTTGCTAGAGATCTGCCCACTTCTATTCTACAATCAGAATAAAACTTAAGAGCATGTCCTCCTTGTGTAGTAGTTGGGTTACCAAACATAACACCAATCTTCTCACGATACTGAGAGATTACAATAACACATGTGTTTGTACTATGAGCAATGCTTTTAATCTTTGGATAGGCACCACTGTTTAGTCTTGCCTTCTTACCAATTGCATGATCTCCAACATCACCATCTAACACAGCTTTAGGAATAAGTGAACTATCTGAGTCAATGATTACTAAATCTACTTCTCCTGACTGCATCATCTCTACAGCAATGTTAAAACCTTCTTCACCTGATGATGGTTGAGCAATTAACATCTCTGATGTATTTACACCTAGTGCTTCAAAATAGTTTTTATCAACAGCATGTTCGCCATCAATATAAACTACCTTTCCTCCTTTAGTCTGGCAGCTAGCTACAGCATGTCCACATATTGTAGATTTACCTGTGCCCTCCCAGCCCATAAGTTCATACATTTTACCTTTTACAAAACCTCCAACACCTAATGTAATCCAGTCAAATCCAATTGACCCTGTACTGATTGCATCATAAGTGCCTTCTGTTTTGCTGTCTAGTGCTAGTACGGTTCCCTTTCCATACTGTTTGTTTAGTTTTTCCAGTGCTTCCTGGAACTTGTCTACGGTTGATTCTTGCTTTTTTGCCATTTTTAATTGTTTATTATTACATACAAATATAGTTAATTCTAGTCTATTTTCCAAGCAAAAAAAGGCCTTAGATTTCTCCAAGGCCCCTTTCACAATTAAAAACAGAACAGAAATATTTAATCCAAATTATCAGAATTCAAGATAGTAATATCTTTCATTGTTCAAATGTATAAAATGTATATGGTATATACAACCCTTAACTACACATTTTTTACTTAATTTGATTAGCCTTCACAGCTTGCACAGTCAAGAATGTTTCTTGCAAATGCTTGAGCTGAGCTCTGGCTGAACTGATAATAGAGTGTTTTTACCCCTTCTTCATGTGCATAAAGATATAATTGATTGATATCCTTAGCAGATACAGTTGGGTGTATCATTAAGTTTAGACTCTGTGACTGATCAATAAACTTCTGTCTTTGAGCAGCCTGCAGAACTAGTTCTTTAGGACTTATCTCTATGAAGGATTTGAATACAGCCTTAGTTGGAAACTTTAGATGCTGTACAGATCCATCCTTCTTAAGAATAGACTCCCATGTTTCATCGTTATTCATATCATACTTCTCAAGCTCAGCTTCTAAGAACGGATTCTTATACACTGTCTTACTCTTAGCAAGATCCTTGATGAAGTAGTTAGACTTGATAGGTTCAATACCCATACTCACCTGACCATGGATGAACGAACTAGATTTAGTTGGTGCTATGGCCATAAGTGTAGTGTTAGCAAAGCCTTCTCTAATAGACTTATACCCCTTAGCATCATGTAACCATCTAGAAGCATCTTCTGTACGTTCTTTCAATGTCTTGAAGATCTGATGGTTAAGTTGTTTAGCTTCTAGTGATTCAAACTCTATAAGCTTAGACTGGAAGTAGGAATGATATCCTAGTACACCTACACCAATAGCTCTGTGTTCTCTGGCAAATCTCCAAGCTCGCTTCATACCTGGAAGGTGTTCTGCCTTTTGTATAAACTCATTGATCACTGCATTTAAGAACAACACATATGTTTCCACTGCGTCTGTTTCTTTTATCTCATCCCAGTGTAACAAGTTGATAGATCCTAAACAGCACACAAAACTATGGAAGCTGTCTGTAGGAAGCTGTATTTCACTACATAAATTACTAGCTGTAATTTCATACCCTAGTTCTTTATAAGGAGATGTCTCATTGTTTGAGTTGTCCTTAAACATAATATATGGGAATCCAAATTCATTACGCCTTTGAATAATCTTAGCCCATATCTTACGTTTCTCTTTACTACCAGCTTTCATACTCTTCAACCAGGCATCACTAACTGTAACACCATACTGAAGATTCTGAATAGGATTACCCTCTGTACCAATGTCTAGAAACTCTTCTATGTCTGCATGTTCCACAGGTAGATAGACAGCACATGCTCCACGTCTAGCTGCAGATTGTTTACAAACATCTACAACAGTGTCATAGATTCTTGCATAATGCACTGGTCCATCAGCCTTACCTCCTGTACTAATGCTAGTTCCTCTTGGTCTAATGTTTCCTAGATAGGCGCTTGTACCACCACCATTCTTTGACATCATACCTATCTCACGTCCTGCATTTAGTATACTATCTAGTGTATCATCTACATTAGATCCATAACAACTGATAGGTAAACCCTTTCTTTTACCAAAGTTTATCCATACAGGTGTTGATAAGCTATAGAAACCTCTAGACATGTAGTCTTCAAACTTGTGTGCAAAGTCACGCATGTTTAGATACTTCTCAGCTACGTTTGCTATATCTCGTATTCTTTGCTCAGGGGACTCATCTAGATATCCCCTGGACAAGAACATTCTACTGTCTTCATTAAGCCAGTAATATCTTTTATATTCCATTTTAAAATAAATCGTCTACAGTTATACTCTTACTCTTTTTATTATAATCCACTTGCTTCTTATAGAAGAAGTCTCCTTCTTTAGTAGCAGTGATTTCTATGTCAAACCATTTAGTTGATGCTAATAACTCATTGTCCACACCAAACATTGGCTTCATTCCAATCTTTTTAAGTGAGTTGTTGAAACGGTTCATGATGAAGTGCTGGATTGTTTCCTTTGGTAGAAACTCAAGTTCTCCTTTTTCAAAGATCCAATCTAATATACCACACTCAGCTGCGTAAGCTTTCTTACATGCTGAGTATATAAGGTTTTCAAACTCTTCATCAAACCACTCAGGGTTCTCTTTCTTAATAATATTGATGAGCTCTGCTCCAAAGTTACCATGTATCTCTTCCTCTTTACTTGTAGCCTCAACAACATTAGATATCCCCTTCAGGACATTCTTCTCTTTGTTAAAGCTCATCATAATGAGGAATTGACTAAACAAACTAACGTGCTCTATGAATAAAGAAAACAACAGCACAGACTTAGTGTACATCTTGTTGTCTCTAGATCTTGTACCATCTAAGTATTTCTTCAAATATTTGATGCGCCCTTCTATAGCAGGCACCTCAACTACATTCTGAAACTCTTTTTCTAGCCCAAGAATTCTTAACAGTCTGGCATATGCATCTTTATGTCTCACTTCTGATTCAGCAAATGTGAATCCCACATCACCTATTTCTGTAATAGGCATACGTTTGTACAAATCACCCCAAAAGGTTTTTACATTCACCTCAATCTGAGCTATAGCAAGCATAGTCTTCTTGATAACATCACGTTCTTCATCTGTAATTGTCACCTTGAAGTCTTGTATGTCTTCAGTGAAGTTAAACTCTGTATCAATCCAATACGAGTGTCTGATTGCATCTTTGTAGTCTAGTAATTGTGGATATTCATAAGGGAGAATATTGACCCTTGGCATAAAAATGTTCTTATTCATGATTTATAGGTTTACCGTGTTTGTCTAAATTCAACGATAGCAATCGTTGCTCTACTTCGAATTCCACTTTCAACATAAGACTAAGATTCTCCTCTAACTGCTCATTGATTATTCTACCAACGAATGGTAAAATCTCATTGAGGTTAGTTTCTACACGTGGTATACCACGGATAGTAGATATCTCTTTACACTTAAATCCCTCTATCTTTAGTAGATCATCAAATACTTGATTCAAATATTGAACCACTGCAGGAACTTCTATAACTAGCCCTGGACCATCCATAACTAGCTCATATGTTAGATTGAATTCTTCAGCTGTTCTCATCGTTCATTGTATTTGTTTGATACCAATAGGGACTAGCAGTCCTCTTAGGTTGAAAACCTAATGACTTACCATCCCTAGAAAGTTTATTGATCATTAACTCAGCTTCGTCAGCTGAAATGTGATTGCTAGAAAGCAAATCTACTATAATTTTTCCAATTGTTCTCATAATTATTTGTAAAATTTATTCTATATCTTCCAATTGTTTCTCCATCTGAAGAATTCTCTCCTTCAATCGCCTTATCTGTCTGTGTATAGTTCTCCTACTGTTGACAGTACTCTTGTTAATCTCTTCTTCTATTTCGTTTAGAAAAGGATTAACTCTGCGTCTAAAAGGCTTGTCAAATTCATACAGATTCTTATACTGTCTAAGACCATACAACACAGTGGCATGATCAAAACCACCAATAGTGTTACCTACAGCAGTTAGACTTAAACCATCTGATGCGTGGTGATATGCTAAGTTATAATATAAAAATCTGATATGAACTAGCTCTCTCTTCCTGGTTTTCTCTGATAGATCTACATTGAAATAATCTTCTACTAGTTCTTTAATTCTCTGAGTTGTCATCTGTCTCCTCTTTTTCAGTTAATGTTTGTTCAAGGGTCTTGATACATTCCTGAAGAACAGCAGTTTCTGCATCTGTTCTCTTACTGAATGATCCTTGGGGCTTATCATCATTAACATAATATGAAAAGGTTTTGTCTTTCCAATTATGTACCACTGATATAATCAAACCTTCTTCATCAAAGAAATCAAGGCAACCTCTACCTCCTTTGGTGAATATAGTTTCTATCTGGTCATCAGTGATTCCTGACTTTACCATAAACTCTTTGAAGTTATCATCCTCCTCAAAGTTTTCAAGCTGAGCTGTTAGTTGGTTTGTGAACCACAGTTTCAACTTATCTTTTGATAAAGGGTTTTCTTCTAATAATTGTTTTGCATTCATAATTATACTTTATCTGTTACACTATCTTTTAACTTGTTTATATGAAGTATTTCTTTGTTCTTGTCATATCCTTCCCACACTTCAAACTCATCATCCCATTCAATACCTATCTTGTTCTCCCAGTAGTCAATCATATCTTCTGTCTTATTGAACACTCGATACTGCAGGGACACCTCATCTCTATGTAAGCCATTCTTCATAATTTTTATAACCTTTGGAAACAGCTTCTGAAAGCTGTCAGAGGTTTTAGAATACTTACCCTGTTTGATAAGAGTATAGTCTTTTCTCCATCTACTGTCAAGTTTGTATACAACAACTACAAATCCTCCTTCATAATCATAATCCTCAATAATGTTTTCTGTACGTTCATACTCATCATCAAGGAACTCTCTAAACTTTGGTATGTCTTTAGGCAGAAACAAGAGATAAACAGCATCAGGATACTGAAAATCTCTCTCTGCATCTTCAACATAACCATTTATAAACCCATTATTTTTCAATGCGTTTTTTGGAATCCTTAGAGTTGGAACCATAAATATACTGGTTATCGTTTTCTTAATTGTCATTATTATCTATTTCGTATGTTAACTACTCCATCAGCCTCGAATGTTCCTTGGCTAACATCCCACATGTTATTCTCTGTTGCCCATTTCAAATCACTAATCAAGCTTTTAACACCAGGATAGGTTCTACCCTTGTACTCAAAGCCATTCTTAGCATCATTCATGTCTTCCTCAGACAATGTATATATTATTGGACTATAGAAGTTTGCACTATCACAAACAATAAATCTAGGATTGAGTACTTCATACCCATAGTATTCAAGCATGTCATCATTAGCCATGTGTTGTGCAGCTTTCTTATACAAGAATGCCTGGATGTATGCTCTTCTATACAAATAGTATTCCTCAAAGAAGTTCTCTACATTCCATGTGCACTTCAAATCATACACCTGAATAGTTTTAGCATCATGATCTACCACTACCCAGTCCATCATAGACTTAAAAGCATGTCCATCTATAACATAGTCTTCAACTTGCATTTGACAAAACACACTGTATCTTGAACTATTGACAAGAGTGACAAGTTTTGATGTGACAGTGCTTTGCTTAAGTGTTTCTACGATCTTTTCAGCCATAGTTACATCTAAGCTGTTCACTACAGTTAGATTGTTTGCTCTCACCTTTCTGATTTCATGATAGTATAGCTCTGCATCACTACCTACAAACTTCTTGATGACAGCCTCATACTTTATCTTGAAGGAAGATAGATCATATGCTTCTCTTGATAAGCTTTCAAAGTCTCTAGTCACCTCTCCAGACTCATCTGTAGAATCTCTAGTCACTCTGTACAACGCTTCAACGAACTCCAACATAAGTCCTGTTGGTTGTGTTGCACAAGAAGATAGAAAGAACTTCTCTTCGAAAAGATCTGGTTCCCACAATAGTGTCTCCACTAGTCTACCCATGTTAGCAGCTGCTGTTTCTTTCTCATTAATTGGTTCATTAAGGATATATTTTCTATAGTATTTCTTTCTATCAAGTGAAAAATCCTTTAAAGAACTAGAGCTGTCCAACATGACAGCCCTATAGTTTGCTTCTGTATTTGTTTGTCCCTTTATCATTGTGATTGGTTTTTAATGTATTGTATTTCCCTTTGTAAATAATCCAAAGCCTTATATAGATCTTTCAACTCATCGTTCTTCTTACCTGCCCTGATAACATATTTGATTATGTTACCACGAGAGAAAGATATGTTGTACATATGACATATGTCTATTACATCTATATTAGTCTGTGAATCATAGTGCTCAGGCTTTGTGAGCGATCTCAATAATTCTCTGTTCATTATTTCTTAAATTGTTTTAATTGTTTTTCCAGTTTTGTTTTCTGGTCATGGCAAGTTTTACATAACACTTGTAAGTTCTCTTGTTCACAAAAGAGTGTTTCCACAAAAGATGGTAAATCCTGTGAACAATTCAAACTTCCTGCAGGTTCTATATGATCAACATTAACTTGATCACTTTTGAACCACTCCTTACATTTGTTGCATTTGTATTCCCACCTCTGTCTTTTATTCTTTCCTTTGTACGCTCGCCTTGCAAGCTTCTTACATTCAGCAATTGGCTTCCACCATCTGCTTTTCTGCCTTAGAGCGCTTCTAATCATAGACCAGAATGCTGCTTCTGTCATTGTGCCAGCATTTCTAGTCCTAGGAACTCTAGGCTTTCTTGTTGATTTCTTTGCCATAAGTTTAAATTAATGGGGAATAACAAATATACAAAATAAATGCTATCCCCCAATTAATTAATCTAAAGATACGATTCTATCTCGTATCTCAGCCTTCATATCCTCTAAGCTTCCTACAATATTACGTATGTCAGAACTGCTAACATTTGGTAAGTTGAATTCATACTTACTGGTCTCAGCTACAAATCCTTCTTGCACCTTAATCTCAAGGTTTTCAAGCTCACGGATTGCATACTCTTCATCAAGCTGTAGAGTGTCAAACTGATTGTCATGAAGAATCTCTGTAGCCTCATCTCTTGGTACAGTCATGATTGGTAAATACTCATAGCATCTACCCTTGTGTGCACCAATACCAACTACCTTCATAGGATTGATAAGAACAAGTACAGACTGATCACCACATCCTACATAGTGTATCTGGTCAGAAGTGAAGTGTAAACCAGCTGCAGCACAATCTTGTGTTGACCAGTTACAACTTTCCTTAGGCATGTTAACCACCTTACCTACACGAATATCAAATGTTTTAGTCCAATCATCTGTGAAACGATTCTCATGTCTGTTAGGTAGGTCTAGATAGAGCTCTGTAAGTTTACCTATCTCTTCTCCATGATCTACTCGTACAGTGTTTGTTACTTCATAAGGTTCCACTTCACCTGTACCACCACATGTATCACATTCTATCCACTCACCTTCATTCCATTCATCTTCATCTTCATAATAATCACCATCATCATAGTAACCACCTTCTCCCAAGCACTCTTGACAACTTGTACTAGTGTGTGTTTCTTCACGATATAGCTTATCATCATGTACAAGCTTGTATTCACCATTTTCTAGGAACACAGTGTAGTCATCTGGGCTCTTCTTCCAGACAGCTTTCACCTTGTTGTAAGTATTAGAGATAAAGTGTACAAGCTCTGGGCTTCCATGTAGTGTAACAACATTACGTAGTGCTACAAAGAATCCTTGCTTAGTGATACGGAAGCTGTTCTCTTTCAAGAATCTGTATAGCTCATGTGCCACCTCAGCTCTTGGATTAAGTGCACACCACATAAAGAATCGCTTGAGAGACTGATATCCATCAGAATCATTTAGTGGAATACCCAACTCTTTAGCACGACTCACCTCATCGATAAGTTCTTCAACTAGTAGTTGTGGTAGAGATCTAGATATACCTTTGAAGTATACACTATCTCCATCCACTGTGAACTCACCACTCTCTTTCAGAACAGAGAGTCCCTCACGAAGAGCTTTAAGTCTTGCCAACTTCTTCTCTTCTTCAATCTTCTCACTAACAACACTAGGGTCACTAACAATAGAATACAGCTCTGCTACATTCTTTGCTACCTGTACAGCTGCATAGTGATCCTCTGTAGCATCCATCTTGGTAATTACAGAACCATCGTTCATTACAACAGTTAGTACATCATTTACAAGCTTAGCGCTGCTGAATGGTTGTCCAGCTTCTTCATCTTGCTGGTTCATTAAGGCATCAAGTTTCTTCTCAATTACCTTCTCTACTGAATGGTCCACTTTGTTTTTGAACCATTCCAAACTTAGAAATTTACTCATGTTTTTAATTGTTATTTATTTATTAATATACGAAAAATATGGGAGACTGTCAAACAATCTCCCACATGATTACTCTGTTTCTTCGCTGTCCTTCAGCGCTTTCTTTAGATAGTTATACTCATAGTTTGGATTCACCTCTAACCCATTACAAGTCATTAGTTGTGCCATACAATCTAGAAGTCCGCTAGAGGTGTGAGAATAATTCATCACGTTTGCAAGTGTATTGAAATAATAGTGAGTCTTTAATAGTTGATGAACCTTCTCTTGTAGTTGATAATATGTATCATCAAACAAGTTGTTCTCTTCAGCTATCTTCATCAAATCATCAAGATCTCCAAAACTACTATACTTAGTAGGATATAGGTAGAGTGCTCGGTAATCTGTAAGATTCTTTAGATCAGTTGCAAGTTCTAAATTAACTTCTTTAATATAACTTCTCTTATCAAACACATTACTATAGTTATTACAGAATCTGTGAATGCGTACAGCTGTAACTATCTGAACAAACTTCTCATGACCTTTAACAAAATCATCATAAGATACTAGATTGTCCACTGTCTCTCCTGAATCTTCTATAACATCAAGCTCACGTTGAGATAGTGTAATGTATTCAATACCCATCTTTTTGGTATCCTCATACATCTTATCAAGCTTCATAAAGTCATCGTGATGTGTATAAACATAAAGAGTGTTACCCTCTTCTATTGTTTGAACATTAAGACGACCAGCAACAAACTTACAGTTTCTACCATCATTGTATCTAAGAAGATTTTCAGCTCTCTTACAATTGAAATCACCTGCTAACTTTGCACCTTTAGCAGCTTTAGTTGCTTTCATCTTAGCCACTTTGGTCTGCTTTCTAGCATCTATCCAATCTTGAGGTACCTCAATAGCATCAGCATCAATAACATCAGCAAGTAGAAGACTCTCAATGTGCTGCCACTCTTTGATTACAGTTCTCCATTGATCTTTAGGATAGTTGTTAAGCTTTAGAAGCTCTTTATAGCCCTTGCTTCCTTTAAGTTGCATTCTGGCCAATTGCTTAGTTTTCTCCTTAATAAAATATACACATCTATCTTCATGATCTTCTGCAAGTTCTCTAAGATAGGCTTTCTTATGTCCTCGCATGTCACCATTAAGAATATAGTGTCTTCTATCTTTTGCATCCCAATCAACACGTGAAGACCAAGTATTATCAGCTTTTATCTCATACATTCTACCATTCTCATACTTGTAAGAACGTCTGTAATTGTTAAGTAATGCACCAAATGCATATCCTTGTAACGTATGTAATTCCAATGTATCTACACCAGGTATCTTAGGTGTAGCAATTCTAGCTGTAGCAAATGGAGCAAGTTGATTATAGTCAAACTGCTTACCAAACATATTGATATATCTACTGTTGCTTGTGTAATACTTCAGTACAGCATACACATCACTATTTACAGTGACTGATTGATTATACCGTTGTGTCATTACATTAGCAAAGCGCTGTATCTTTTCTAGAATAGCTGCTTTTGCTTCAGGTGTATATCTAAGAGCCTCACGGTTTGGTGTAGGAAACACACCATCTGTCAAACTAAGTCTCAAACCTACAGGTATTTCTATCTTACCCATGCCAAGCTTCTTGAAGTCTAGTGGATAATAAACATCATCAAGACATACATGTAGATAGCTATCAGAAGATAGTTCAGAGAACTGAAACAAATTAGATCTGTGAATCACAAAGTTATTATCTATGTCATCCACATTGAAATACACATGCTCAAAATAAGCAAGCTGCTCTTTAATCTTATTTACAAAGTCATATCTATCTCCCCACTTAATAGGTATAATCACTTTTACACCGTTACCTTCTGTTGTTGGTTTTTCATATATCAAGTCAATAGTGTTAGTGTCTTCACCTTCGTACATCATATACTTACGCTCTACACCATCTTTTCTACATGTAAAATAGAAGCTGCTAGCATAAGCTAGAGGGGCCTTGAAACCAAGACCCATCATACCAAGTTCTGTATCACTGTCACGCTTTGTAGACTTACCATACTTACTGATAATCTTCTCCACATCATTAGCATCTAAACCAATACCAAAATCCTCAACAGAGAATTCATAATTATTACTGTCATTTCTTACAAGAGACACCACTATAGGTTTATTCACTCCTGCTCTTCTATGACTGTCCAGTGCATTACTGGCACACTCTCTAACTGTAGAGCCTATTGCATCTGAATACAGATTCTTACTTAACATCTGCATCAATACCTGTGCAGAATCTAAGTCTAAGGACATTCCTATGCTCTTGTTAGCTGGTCCTGTTGCTAGGACGTTTGATTGTTTTTGATTTTCTAATCTCATTTCTGTTCTTATTTATTAATTATTATCTCCTCGTTTTACTAACCAGATAGACTTATATTCAAAGTCAAATCTTACATTATCCTTATCATCTGTATCCCATTTCTTATCAAACTTACTGTTGATTCTATTACATACAGCTGATGTCCACACTGTACAAGGATTTCCCTGCCAATCTTTAGATTGTTTTTGTTTTGGAGGTCTTACAATTTGCATGTAGTTGAGGTCTACACCTCGTACAATCACTTCATCTCCCACTTGGAGATCTTCTTTCTTAATCGGTCTGTTTACTGTGTTATCCATTGTTAAATTTATTAATTATATACATTTGTTTAAAGTTTAGATCCACCTTAATTATTGGATCATTCTCATTAGGCACTCTGAACTCGTACGTTTTGTAAGTGTTAGTGTAAGTCTTACCATTCCACGAATTTACATGTGACGTGGTTTTTTGTGTCATAGCAGCTCTACACTTTACAGCTATATATCTTGTTTTACCGTTCCACCATACTTTCTTTTTACTAACTCGTGGAATTTCTTCCACTACATAACATCTCATCTCTGAGCCTTGGTTAGTAATAATTTCATCTCCTGGTGCTAATACACTAGGATCTTCTGTTAATGTTCCTCTTATCATTGTTTCTGTTTTTAAAATGGATCTTCTGCATCTTTTAACCAGTTGATGCTAAATCCGTTGTTTTCATAAATTAGTGTATCCACCTTTGTAAACACACCCTCACTGTCCCAATCAACACCCTTGTAAGAAGCACTGGCTGGATGACTCACAACAAATGTGTGAGCAAAGATTCCTGTATATCTCGTATACCTACCAGCATCTTTACCAAGAAAGACATATGGTACACCTAGTGGATTAAGAACCTCTTCAAATAAATACTTTGTGAATGGTTCCCATACATCTATGTGACTACCAGCTTTGTTCTTCTCAGTGGTGAGTGCTACGTTAAGCATTAGTATTCCCTGTTCTGCTAGATATGCTACATCAGGAGATGGATCATAACTTAGATTAAGTCCTCTGTGGAACTCAGTCTCTAGTGCTTTGTAGAAGTTCTTCAAAGAAGGTTGTACATAGCCTGTTATTGAACATCCCATAAGCAAACCATCTGCTACAGGTAATCCGTTCTTAAATGTGTGATAGGGACACATGCCCACAATCACTGCTTTCACTTCATCCAGTGGTGTTTCCTTAAAACATCTATAGACCTGAGATGACAGAGGAGCAATTTGCTTGCCCCTCTTACTCTCTTTCTTCAAGAATGCATATATCTCATCACATTCATTGCTCTCTATAAATGGTTTCATTTTATTATGCCACGATGGGTGAAAGTGTTCTTTAAAATTATCCCATTTCATTCTTTATTGATTTTATCCAATTAATTAAACTTACTTGTGGAGACCATCCCAAGTCTTCTTTTATCTTAGAGATGTCACTGAGAGATCTCCTAGCTTCCTTTCTAGCAGGTATAAACTCTATATTGTCACTAAATGCTTTAGCTACATCTATAATCTTAACCTCTTCACCAGATCCTACATTCCAAATACCATTGTAACCTATCGAAGCTATAATAGCATCAACAACATCTTTAACATATACAAAGTCTCTGGTCTGTTGACCATCTCCTGTAACTGTTAAGCTATCACGGTTTCCATATTGTTTATAGAATATAGGTATAGCTGATACATATCCTCCCCTATCTTTCTGTCTTTCTCCAAACACATTGAAGAATCTTAACACTGAAAAGTTTGCATCATATTGCATACAAAGCTCTTCCATTGCTAGTTTAGATGATGCATAAGGTGATCCAGGAGATAACTTACTATCTTCTGTTGTAGGAAATGTTTCTGTATCTCCATATACAGCAGCTGTTGATGCTACCACTATGTTCTTACAGCCATTCCTTATTGCCCAATCAAACAACTGAGCACTACCCTCTACAATTTGACGATGATATTTATCTGGGTTTGACAAACTCTCTTCAACTGATACAGGTGCAGCTAGATGAATAAGAGTGTCAAAGTCCATATCAGGTAATCCACCCCACTGATTGCTTCCCAATTCATATATTGTGATGAGAGGTGCAGGTTCTAGCTTTGGTAAGTTTTGCATCTTACCAGTGCTGAAGTTATCTAGTATGATCACTTCTTCACCTAACTCAGTTAGTCTTTCAACTACATGAGATCCTATGAATCCCACACCTCCTGTTACTAATGTACGTCTCATCAGTTAATACATAATGCACTTGTTTCTACATCTATCTCATCTGGGTCTATATTCATCACTCCTGTGACATATGCATTCTCCAATCCCTCTGTCTTCATAATTGATGGAGTGTAGAATACCTTCTGGTAAGAGTTACCCTCTGCGTCCTGAGAATAGATTACTTCTAATTCACCTATCTCAGGATCTTTTTTTAACAACTGTACAAGGTTGTTTACATATTCATTAACTGTCATGATTGAAACATATCTAATTGATTACTAAGTACAGCTGCAAACATGTCTGCATCTGCTTGCATCTCTTGTGTAATATTATTGGTGTGATTAATAAAGAAGTTATGAACATCTATATGATCTTGCATCCAATCTGATGGATGTGCTTCTTTCAATGCAAATGTAACATGATTGTAAAGTTCCCACATGCTTCCCTGTGCACCATAGTCATGAGTTGGATTTCTAAGTTCTCTCTTAACTATATTTAGCTGTGTAGATGTAATGATTTCTTCCTGAAGAAACAATCTACCTAACAGCTCTGCTTGAGTTTGTTCTGTAGCTTCGTATTGCTTTAATGCATCACGATCTTTCTGTAAGTCTTGAAAAGCATCACCACCACCTTTTATGTATTCTGATATAGCTGCTGGTGTAAAGGTTTGTATATCTCCTTGGTGCTTCTTTCTAAAAGCTCCGTGATCACCTTTCACCATACCATTAGAACAAATGATGATTGATGTACCAAGAGCAAACTTAAGAGCTAAACTCTTATCATAGCTGTTCTGCCAACCTATTTGTAATTTCATTTCACTATCAGCAACATTAGCTATTGTATATCTACCATTAGCAACATCACCATTTCTTGCTGTAGAATAACTTTGACTCTCTAATGTATATCCTGACTGGTATATACTCTCAAGAGTTAAGTCTATAAGCTCTCTGTGGCTTACAGGTTTGTAGGTTTTTGTTTCTTTGGGTACTGGTGCACTTAACAATAGATTTTTAGCTTGTGCACTGTTTTTGATTCTTGCTTCCATTTTTATTGTATTATGTTTTTATTTATTAAGTATTCTTCTATCACTTTTAGTCCATGAACCTTTGCAAGATCTGCCCAATCTTTGATTCCTTCTTTAAGGAACTTTCTGGGAACATTACAATAGTCAAAACCAAACATCTCAGTGACCTTCTTACTGTTTGATACGCCTGTATCATCACTGTCAAACGATAGTATCTGTCTGTTTGAGTTGTCTTTCAAGAACTGTACATTCTCATCAGAAAAACATCCCATACCCTCATTTTGAACAGCACAACAACACGGATATAGTTTCTTCATAACCATGTAGTCCTTCTTGCTCTTATTGATAAACGCAACATCACAATCTTTGATGTCATCTTTACCATCCATAGCAGTGATTGGTACATTGTTAGGCATCCACTTCCATCTTCTATCAGAGAATGGTCTATATATCTTCCAGTGGCCATCATACAGGTAACCAAACCTAAGCTCATTGTCTGGTATAACAATACGCTTCTTGTTTAGATACACCTCAGCAATAGAATATATGTTGTTAGCTTTGAGATCATCTATATCCTGATAGTAATCATTCCAATAGGCTAACTCTTCATGTGTAAAGTTTCTAGTCTTCACCTGAATAAAAGAGTAGTCTTTAGAGACTACATCTGGTTGAGAATATTTCTTCACTATAGTTTTGTACTCTTGTGAATTAGATCCTGAACCAATACCAAGACTGAAATCATAATCAATCTTTCGCAGCACCTCATTGAATGTACGTACGTTGTATAGTTTCTTTACAAACTCAAAACAATCACCTTTCATACTGGTGTCACCAAAGTCAATAAAATTTATAGAGTCTCCTCTAACACCAATTAGGAATGATGGGTTTCTCTCATCTCTGAATGGAGAATAGGTTGCTTGTCCTAGCTTCCAATCCTTGTTAGGCATATAAAACCTGAAGATATCATACTCTGATATTTTTGATAGAATAGCTTCTGCTGTTACATTATTATTCTGTCTCTTTACTCCTCCTATCATAGTTTTATATAATAGAAAAGGCCCCCATCAATTAAGAAAGGGACCTTTTATGATTAAACATTTATTTTTTAGTAGTCTGAACCATCATCAGATATATAGTTATCAGATGCAACTAGGTTGTCTCCAGGATTATATTCCTCAAGCTCTTTAAGAATGTAATAATCTTTACATCCATATTCTCCTGTCACTCTAACAACAAACTTCTCATGTGGTTTAAGTTCACGTGGCTTTCTAGATCTAAGACTGTTTAGCGTACGTTGATCTGTATAGTCAACAAGTCTAAATTGTTTCATAGTGTATCCAGACAAGAATCCTTTATTGTAAATACCTTGGTATTCTTTAGTCTCACCATCACGCTCTTTAACAACAACAGTTGCTAGAGCTACGACAGAGTTACACCATTCACCATCAACCTCACCTTTAAGATCATTGATGTTACCACGCATAAGTTTCTTCCAGTCTAGCTGTAGAACTGTATCTGCATGACGATAGTCTAGCTTTCCTAACCACGTACGAATAAACTCATATAAGTCTTCTTCACCAATGTATGCAACACGATAGTCACGTCCATTAGTAAACCAATCCCATAAGTCATTCTCATCAGCAGCCCAAGCTGTTACACCTACACTATTAATATATTGTTTTTTAGTCCCATCACGGTTCTCTCTTTCTCTGTCTTCCAAGAAGAAGCTCACCTTGAAGTTATCTTGACTTTTGATGTCCTGCAACCATACATCTACACGAAGATATGTATTGCCATCTTTTGTTGTTCCAAGATACTCTGTAACTTTACTTTCTGGATTAAGCTCCATACCAAGCACTGTATTGTATTCTTCTATAGTTGGGTTAATGGCTATTACGTTAGCCTCAAATAAGCCCACCTTCTTTGGGTAAGCTGTGTTTTCACTGTTAATTGCGGATTCTCTTTTTACTCCTCCAATTGTACTCATAAATTTAAATTTTAATTATTAATTATAGTATTCTATTACATGATCTTTTACGTATTGCAAATCGTTAGGTATTTTTGTTTCGTGAAACATACCATCAGGACTCTTAGCAGGCTTCTTTCTATATCTGTTTGTAAGGAAGCTGTATTTTACACCATCTTTGGTTTCTTCAACATCTGTGTACAAACAAACAGTTAGTAAGCCTTCAAGTAAGACTTGGTTATCAATAAGCTTCCCTGCAGTTTTGATTTTGTATCCCACTATCTCACCAGCATCTTCAATAGTCTCTGGATGAGAGAAGTAGAATATACACAAATCATCTCGTAGTGAGCGTGCAGTTCTGAACATGTCAACCATGTCTTTAGCCATCACACTAAACTTAGTAAAGCCTGTTTCCATAGCTTTCTCTACCATTCTAAAACCCATGAGGTAATTGCTGTCCTCAATAACTATGTTTTTAATGTGAGGGGCCTTTTCTGAAATAGTCTTTAAAAGTCTTGTGATTTCTGTTGGGTCATCGATCTCTTTGTAGTTTCTATTATCTTCATTGTAAAGCTTGCCTGATCCTTTGAAAGGCAATTCCTTCTTTGCAACGTTGATAATGTAGCTCTCTTTTGGATCTAAGTGTTTAATTGCTGTTGATTTACCTGTCCCAGTTTCACCAACAACTCCAATCAATTTTGAACTCATTTTTATTTATTTATTATGTAGTTATTATATTTACAAATATACGAAATTATGCGTAATTTATCTTCTTTTTGTCAAAGAATTCTAGTGCTTTATTAAGCCATTTTTCTTCAACACTCTCGTTAGAACAGATGATATAGATGTCTGCTTTCTTGTTAGGAGTGTTGTATTCCATAGCCATACATCTGTTTATCTTCTGTGCTAAGTTCTCTGCATTACTATCAAAGTAGTTTATAATCACTTTGTTCAATGGTTTGTATGTGATTCCTGTATTACCAATCTTCACAACAGCCATGTGTGTACCCTCACCCTCAGCAAACTTCTTAAAAGCTTCTTTGTCTTTAGACTTACTGTGGTGAGATGGTATACCTAGACTATCTGCTATCTTTGTAGTTCCACAAAATACAAGAACACGCTCATCCTTATACTGCTGTAGCAGCTGTTTGGTTTTGTTTAGCTTAGCCAAGCTACTCTGGATGAGACGCATCCTTGCTAGTCTCATAAACATAGTGTTACCACCACTGTACATCATTCTGTTTATAGTACCTGTTAGATATTTAAACTGTTGCAACTCTGTCTTCTTGATTTTCTTCTTTCCATACTCATTGCGAACAACATTGTCCAGTGGTACATTCACTACAGTTATCTGGTAGTCCACTATAACACCCTCTTCAATTGCTTTTTCAATGGGATATTCTGCAATTACAGATAGTGATAGATCGTCTCTAAGTGTACGCTTTGTCCACTTAGATAGTGTACCAGTGAGACCAAGTATGTTATCATTGATAGAGAATAAGTCTACACATGCACCTATTTGTGCTTCACTCAGTAGATGTATCTCATCAATAACAACTATGTCAAACTCTGTACCTGTGTGTTTGTGTATAGACAGGTGTGTCGTGTATGTGATGTTATCATTCTCATACTTCATCTCCTCAAAGTCCTCTATCCAAGACTGCTTAATCTTGTTATCAGGATAGGCAATAAGAACACTACAATCCTTATTCATCTTCTTAAGGATGTTAATTGTAGTTCTTATTTTACCAAACCTAGGACATAGATTGAGGATTCCAAACTTACCATGGTTCCACCATGTATCAGCAAATTCTGCCTGTCTTTTGTCCCTT